TAAAGATGGATATAAAAATAATATAGAGATACTCATACGCATCACATATTCCTATCTCGCCCATATAAAATTACAAGTTCCATTAATGACTGAAAATACATTAATAACCTTTGAATATATAATAACCTCTAATTGCACATCCTTTTCGCTAATATACGGGACTTCTTTGCGCCTCATCAATTCAAATAAATATTTGAACTCACTTTTAGCCGCTATATTTTTTGTGATATCCTCGTTGCCCCTATTCTTAATTGTCATATAAATTGATGTAGTGATCATCTGGTTATTATAAGAGCCTGCTGTTATTATTTTTTCAGGAAACAATGAGAAAGAGTAGCTATAAATTCCCGTTCTTGGGACATTTGTATGATATTGATATGGCTGAATATTATTATAATAATAAGCTTTTTGATCTTCGCGAACTATAGTATCCGCCCATTTAATTTGAGCAGTATCTAATAATCCCATAGTCTCATTATATATATGAGAAGCAGTATAGTTATCGTGTATATTAAAATTTTCTACTATATCTGGCCTTCGCATTACCCAAATTAATTCCTTAATATGATTATAAGAACTCGTCAATTGATAATTATCACCATAGCTATTTATAGACAATGCCGGGAATGTTTGTCTCTTAACATAATCAACAACATATTTAACAATCCCTTCATCGCGCAGCGAGTTTGCCCTATAAGTGCTGTCAAGAAATACATAGTTAATATCTAAATAGCAAAATATATAACTCTCATTACTAATAAAGTTTGTGATTTTTATAGTATCACCATATATTTTATTAAACAGCACAGGAGATACATATAACTTTATTTTATCACACCATACCTGGTATAGCTTCTCAATGCTGTTGATTTCAATCTCAACCTTTATTTCCTGGTTTTGTATCTTGTATAAAGGTAATGCCAAAGACGGGTTGCGCGTAAACCAAAAGTTTAATGGCACTTGCAATGAACGCCCCTTTATTGAAGGGTTTCCTTTGTTAATTGTTTTATCAGTGCTTGGATATATACTGTTAAATAATATGTTGTTTTTTATAACATACCTTGTATTATTATTGTTCGGCGATGTATATTCTGGTATATTCCCAATCAACTTATTGTATTCAACGCCATCTTTATTGGTTAACTCATTCCATATATTCATCCATTCGCCGTATATTTCATCTATGATGCTTCCTTCAACGCTTATAGTAGCCCTTTTAATAAAATTATGACCTACATTATTAATCCATTTAAACCTATGTTTATCTGTTGAATAAATATCCGGGAGATTAAAAGATAAGTATATATTACTAACTAAATCGCCGTAGCGTTTTATAGTGAATAATACCTTTATATTCTCTGTTGTATAAGCGAGGTTTATTGAAGAATTAATATCTGGAACATTTTTATTGTTTTCCATCGCAAAATTAACATGCTTATTATATACATATTTATAGTAATTAACACACGGATTAATGTTAACATAAGAATCCATTTGACCTGTTAGAACTAACTGTGTTATACCCCCACCCATATTAAGATATTATTAATATTGATACTTTAATATTATCTTATATATTAAAATCTTACTCCTTTTCATCGTATTCCTTTATAAAATGCACTAATTTATCGTAAGTCCTTGCATCTTCATATGATGCAAGTATTTTAGGATTGGCTGCTGAATTATCCACTATAAGGATTGTAGGGAATCCGGATATCTTCATTTGACTTACGCGCTCTAAATTTTCACTTCTATTATATTTTTTGAGTGATACATTAGCCCATTCTAAATTATTTAATTTATCCCAAATACCCGATTCATTGAAATCTATGCAATGCCCACAGCCATCCATATAATAATATTCTACACTATATTTTTTATAGCTGCTAAAAAAACCTTCTTTTATCTTATCTTTATTTACAATTAAAAGAGCAACTATAAATACTGATAATATTAATACAATACCGATTAATACAGTATAACTTTGAACTTTACCTTTCAAATTAAACATTATGTTATATTATATTATTTTTTTATTCTAACATAATGATATATTATTATTACAGATATCCTAAATTATATTGTTAATAATTTCATAATTATTATAGTATTTCTTAAAAATGGCTTCTTTAATGTTATAGTTATCATAGGTAAATGTTATATAGGTGTAAAAGTTGCCAATATTGTTTGAAATTATATAATTTAAAAAATCTTCAAATATATTGTGGTTTATTAAAATGACCCTGCAATCTAATGCATCATAGTCAATTGTAGCAATTGTATTAACTACATAAACACTAAAATCTTTTTCTTCTAATAAATTTTTATATTCGGCTATATCATCTTTGCATACCACTATAGTCCTATATATTAAATGAGTTTTATAAATATTATCCAACTCCTCCACAAATTGATTTTTTAAATCTAATTTCATAATATATGATATATTATATCATAATATATATATTTTATTTTTATATGATATATATGATATATATATCATATATCATATAAGATATAAGATTATTAAATATATTAATATTATAATGGATGATAAAGTAATTAAAATAGGTTTGTCTGTTTTTCAAAATAGATATAATAATATAGGAGTTGTCCCTGATAATATTATAACAAAAGCGGATGCCCTAAAAAAATCGTGCAGTTGTTTTAATTCTTTCTATGACCCTAAAATGATTTGGGAGAAAAAGCTTAATAATAAGAGAGAGAAGAATTTGCATATTGCCGCTAACACCAGTGCAGCAAGTAATAAAAACAGGGTTCATATTATTATCCCTGATTTCTCCGACATCTCTAATACTAAGAGGGCATTGATTGGCTATTTAAATAAACTTACAGTGAAGAACAAAGACCTTATTTGCGATAAGATTAAGAACATTATTGATAATAATAAAACAGAAGAGATATTTTTAATTATTTGGTCATATATCAAAGTATCTGACATTGAAAATAATATCTATATCAAATTATTAGACTACTTTGATAGCGAATTTTTGAATAATAATATTGATAAAATGTGGCACGACTATATAAATAATAAATTATGGATACCGCCAAAATATATTTTTGATAATAACCTATTGTTACTTAATAATGAATACGAATTATACTGCGACTATATTAAATGGAAGAAGGGTATCCATAACACAAATATCATATGGATAAAATATAAAAAAAGCGAAGTTTCCTTGCTACTAAATCAAATATATGATTATATGATTACCAAATGTATAGGGAAACCAAATATACATAAGTATATTATAGATATTTTTATGGAACAAATATTTAAAATATTAAAAAATTATAAGGAGAAATCTATTGTAGAAAAAATAAAACTACTTGATATTAAAGAGTTTGATAGCTCAACAAAGTTTTTAATATATAATATTATAGAAAATAAATAATTTCTATTATTATAGTATAAGAGAATAATGAAAGAGACCGACACAACTTTATCTTTTTATAGTAGTTTATTCATACAATTAATATTTGTAATATTACTTTTAATAATTTGGAGTTATATATATAAGCTTGAGAATGTAGGTTGCGTATGCTCCGAACACAGCAACAAAGAATTTATTAAGACTTTCACTATAGTAGCCCTATTATATTTCTTAATTACCGCGTTTATACCAATCAAATCCATTGCTAAAAATATGGGAACTGGCATAGTTCAATTACTCGCCTTTGGAACATTCATATTCTTCCTAACCTTCGTTGTGTATATTTATTATGCATTTGATTATGTGCGATATTTAATGAATGAGAAGTGCAAGTGCTCAGAAGATTTACGCCGCGATATTATTGCCATAGGCACTATGATCTCCCTATTCTTATTCATAATATTACTCTTCACTATCATAATCATCCCTATATTAATAAGCACCCTAACTAACTTATTCGTAAAGATCCAAGACTTTGAAAGCGAAGTTGAGGAAGTCATTAAGAACCCTGTTAAATCTATACGCAATACTCCCGGGCGTATATTCAATAGTACTAAAGATATTGGCTCATTTGTCAAGAATACCGCTACTAAAATAGTTAAAGGTAAAAAGGGTCGTTAAAAAATAAATAAAAATAAATCAAATTAAAATTCTTTTTATAAATATTATATATTATATATCATATAACAATATTACACCAAACTGAACACCTAATACCATTAGCCTAAATCTCGGTATCGTCTATGACAATATCCTGTAGATACTGAGCAAGAATTTCTTCTACAATGAGTTCTGGCTTGAATTCGTCATATGTCATAAAGATCTTTAGAAGTTGCTCAGAAAATCCTGAAATCATTGCAGTTCCTTCAGTTTTGCAATTAACCGGGAAAGATTGCTTATGAGAAGAATTGAGATTCCAGAATATAAACTTAGGAGCTGTATAGTCGGCTGCTTTAAACATTTTAACAATTGTCCTATATAATGTTTCAATGCCATTAGTCTCTTTGTCATTATCAGTAGTCGCCTCATCAAATTGCATATCAGTGAATATAAATAGTTTCTTAGGCATATCTTGATCATTAATGTTATTATCCTTGCCATATTTAATAATCAGATTGCAGCATTTAACAAAATCCGTATTATACCCATAATCAATATTTACCATTGATTTAAAGCAAGTATATAGAGATGGCTCTGTGCCCTTGTCAGTATATTCCTTGTATAATTCATCAGGAATAAGAGATACTAATTCGGGTTTATCGCTAAATGTAATAAACTTATTTTTAAACATTCCATTGCAACACTGCGATGTGATAATGCCGAGAGAAATAGCGACTTGGGCAGGAATACTTCCATTGCTTGCAGAAAACATAGAGCCCGATAAATCAACAATAGCCAGAGAATTACCGAGAATACCGCAACTTTTTACATTATCAACAATAGTTCTCCATTGCAATTCAATAGTTTCATTCTCGCTATAGCTATCTTCATCCTGCGTGCTGCGAAGATTTACATAGTAATTTGCTAATTCGTGAGGGAGAATACCAGTCACATTAATCTTCGCATTACCACTTCTTACTTTTGCCAAGTATTCGCAATATCTCACGCTATCGTGTTTATTAAACACATTGTGCAACCTTCGCGATGCGACACCTGGGACACATTCATAATTTATCTTGTCCCACTCATTATTACACATCAATGCCTCTACAATATTAATTTTCTTTCTTAGAGGCGCGAGATACTCTTTCCTATATTTCTCCATCTTCTTAGTATCATCTTTTCCATAAAGGATTGTCGCAAGTTTCTTTGCAAAATGCTTACGCTGATCATTCCTATCATTCTCGCTCGGAGCCCATTTAGCACACAAAGAGATATTGACCTTCTTCTTATCCTTTGCTTCGCTACCTTCGCTGGCTTCGCTACCTTCGCTACCTTCCGCAGCTTCCGCAGCTTCAATGTTTAAATCTGTAATATCATCACGCAATTTATCAGCAAATATTTTTAATTCATAATGTTTGCTAATAATTCCGTCTCCTTCGTTCTCGTAGCAAATATTAAGCAAATCCTTCCATCTTCCATATTTGTTAATATAAGTAATGATATTACTCATATAAGTATATGGTTTGTTCTCGCGCAACCATAGCATCGCCTGGTTAGACACTCGCTTTTCCTTTTTTCCCTTCAATCTATCGCGACCGTTGAAAATGATTGCTACAGTTTTCTCAGGACTTACCTTCCAGCAATTTTCAAGATACTCATAACTCTGTTCCTTTTCAAGAGTTCGCGTATACATCATAAAGTAATCAACAATCGGGCTACCCGAGGTATCAAGAGCGATAGCTCCGTTTTCAGTGCAAGTATACTTAGGAGCATCAGCAGCAGCAGCAGCGGTAGCATCAGCGGCAGACATTTTCAAGTTGTTTGTTAAATAGCTAAGCTAAACCTAATGTATCAATTTTTATAAATAAATATCTAAATATAAATAAATATAAATAAATATATCTAAATGTTTTTATATTTGCCTTGGGAATATCAAAAGTCTCGTATTTTAACTTGTAAATTAAACAATGATAATTATTCGCTTAATTCACTTAAGTGTATTAGAGAATGGGTAATTGACCAAGAGCCTTCAGTAATTACTTCAACACATTGGTGGTATAAAGATTTACCAGAAGATACAAAAGAATTGTTTGGCAATATTGCAAATAATAAAAAAATAATAGAGATGTTTAAAAGACGACTTGGTAGTAAATATATTATTGATGTTCTCCACGATATGAACGAGATATATGTGTCCCCTCCTTCAAATAATAATAAAAACTTTAAAAAGAATTCTTCAGACAATATATTTTATATAAGGCATATTGATGGCCCACTTTTTTATATTCCCTTTGCATCCTGTTATAGGGTTATTGTAGGTCTTGATGATAATAAAGAGATAATGACAGTTTTTAATATGACAAATGAAAAATATATAATAAAAACCGGCGATGTAGTAGGTTTTGATTTTAATAGAGAATGCCATTATATATCACCAATCATCTGGTATAAGGATAATGATAAGGATACCGAAATAACTGAAGCAAGAACTAACAAAAGATACCGGGTAATCCTAAAAATACATTATTGCGTGTATCCATACTGGGCTAAAGTATTCGGGTATATTCTCAGCAAACTTTCAATAATGTATAATAGATTATTTAGAGACCTCTTTTTATTTACATTGATACCGCAATGCAAATATACAAAATATTTAGCAAATATTATGATAATGTTTACAATGGCATATCATAATATAGAATTCTATATCGGTTATAATAATATACAATATACAATATTATTGCAATATATATCTTGTAATATACATTACTCTATTTTCTTATTTGGAACTTCGTTTATACATTATATTAGATGGATAGATACTGCTTATCAAGGTGGTGTAATTAATAGTTGTTTTAAAAGAGACTTCTATTTTTACAAATTCCTTTATATGCTACAATTTATACATATGTATCTTTCATATAAAATAGACAGTAGCAGTGATAACAGCGATAGCAGCGATAACATAGTATTATACACATATATTATAGTGCCCTTAATATTCACTTCATATATTTCTAATTATACATCGTATATACCTAAACTTATAGAGTTATACATTGTATATGATATGATAAATAACATTACTATTAACCTTAAATATATGGAGTATTTTTACATTTATTTGAATATATTTTTCAATTATGTTCAGTTATACAAACCAATGGATATGTAAATATATATACATATTATAGATACATATAATGGGTGTTGATGCTAAAATTAAACGGTTTAAATTAAAAAACGGTATTAGAGTTATTATAGTGCCCTTAAAAACTAATTTAACACATATATCCACAAATTTTTTATTAGGAGAAAGGCAAGAAAAGAAGGTTCAAAGCGGCATAACACATTATTGCGAGCATTTATTATCAACAGCCACTTCAAAAAAATACAAAGATGCTAAATATATCGCCGGTGAAATATATAGACGCGGTGGGTATAAAAATGCGTATATTAGTAATTATGAAATGAGTATCTATATATCGGGTTTCTATAAAGATTTAGAATTTTATATGGATATATTATCAAATGCAATTAATGATTTTCATATTGAAAAGTATATTGAAATAAAAGAGAAGAAGGCAGTAGTGCAAGAGTATAGAAACATTTTATCAAATTACAAGTTTGATTTTAATATTTTCAAGTTTTTATATCCCAAATATTCATATTTTGAAGATTATAATAGACAGATTAAGATTTTGAAAACCTTTAATAATAAAAAAATAAAGAGCTATTTAAAGAGTCATTTAAATACCGATAATCAAGTTATAACAATAACTTGCCCCACTAATAAAATCAATGAGACTATTAAGAATCTCAAAAAATATTTTGGAATTATAAAAAATAAAAAGTCTAAGTTAGCATATCCCATATTAAAGCACGATAATACTCATTTAAAAATAGTAAATATCAAGAATGATAGGAAGGATGCTAATAATTTTATTGCAATTCATTTATCTAAGAGCATTTCCTATATGTCAGACGAGCATTTAATATTGCAATATATTCAAATAATGTTATTTAACTTTGAAAATGGTGTATTTTATAGCATTCTTCGCAAAAAGCTTGGTATCATTTATAATATTAGACTATCTATTAATATAGATAAATATAATGCCAAAATGTCATATTATAGAATAACATCGCAATGCGCTGACACAAATGTCCCTATGTTTATTGACGCGATACTTGATATTCTTAAAAATTACGAGTTAGTTGAAGATGATATAAATAATGCTAAAAACCACTTTAGATTTACTTACGAGAATAAAAAGTTTTATAAGCTAACCACTTTTAATGACGAATACAAAGAACAGCTACTATTTTCAAATGATATTATTGGGAATGATGACATATATAAAAAATTAATCTCTGTCAAATCGCAAAAAATAAAAGAATATTACAAAAATGTATTCACAAAGGAGCTATTATCACGACATATTTTCTTCTATTATTCCAATACAAATATTAATAAAACCATAGAAACAATATATAAAAAGCTGCAAAAGCAGCTTCCTGGCACAGTGTATAAATCTTATTATATTAAATAACCTAACTATCTATTTTCTTGCAGATGTTGGCGTTGTTCGCATATCTTTGCTTCCGTCTTTATTTACAAATTGTGCCATAGTATATCTATTATCCTTAGTGCCATCTTTTTTACAAGGCATCTTTAAGTCGGTTGTGTGTCGTTCAGTGGTTTTATTAGGCATATTGTATATTGATTTGGTAATAATAACAATAGAAATGTATTCTATCAATTTTTATTTTTTTAATTTATTAAATATAGTAAAAACTGATTTATTACTTATAATTTAATAATAATTATAATAAGTATGAATAAAAAGAACTTAGGTCAATTTTATACAACAAATTATAAGCAAATTTTACAAAATATGTATATCCCTGATAATGTTAGTAATATTATAGAGCCGTTTGCAGGTAATGGTGATTTATTAAATTTTATAGAGGATACTAATTGTAAATATAATGTTAAATGCTATGACATAGACCCTAAAAAGGATTTTATAATCAAACAGGATACATTACTTAATCCGCCTGATTTAGATAATGCATTTGTAATTACAAATCCACCGTATTTAGCAAGGAATAAGTCAAGTGATAAAAGTGTTTTCAATAAATATAATACAAATGATTTATATAAATGCTTTATACAAATCTTAATAAACTCTAATTGTTTAGGAGGTATAATTATAATACCGCTTAATTTTCTATGCTCAATTCGCAAAGCAGATATAGAACTTCGGGAGAACTTTGTTAAAAAATATGATATGAATATTATAAATATATTTGAAGAGCGAGTGTTTGATGATACTTCATATTCAATATGCAGTTTTCAATTTACTGCCAAAAATGATACAAGTGAAAATATTAGCGACTGCTATATATATCCGTGCAATAAGCGCATATCCTTTGTTTTGAACAATGACAATAACTATACAATTGGTGGCAAAATATATAATCTTGAAAAAAATACAAAATACAAAATAGATAGAGCAGCGATAGCAGCAGGAGCAGCAGGAGCAGCAGGAGCAGCAGGAGCAGGCGCAGAAAACGACGAGTTTTGCACTAATATATTAGCTAAATGTATAGATGATAATATAAATAGTAAAATAGGATTATTTATAGTGGATGATATGACAAGAGATAAATATGTAGATAAGACACCTAATTTAACTGCGCGTTCATATGCTATTTTAGTAATAAAACCTAAAATAACTCTTGAACAGCAAGAAGAACTTGCAAAAAAATTTAATATATTTTTGAATGAACATAGAGATAAATATAATTCATTATTCTTAACAAATTATAGAGAAAGCAATACAATCGCGAGGAAACGAATATCTTTCGGGTTAGTTTATGACATATGCAATTATTTATTATGAATTATTTAAGAGACTTCATAAATTCCCCCATATTTTTAGTTCCCATACTGGAATTACAATTTTGACAAATGGGTTTTAGATTAGATACTATAGTATCACCGCCATTTGCTTCTGCAACAATATGACCGCAATTAAATGACATTTGCGTAATATCGGTTGAATTACAGCACATACATTTAGACTTGCCAATATCTTCGCCAATATTTGTATTCCACACAAGCCGTTTGATAGTAGCAGCAATAGGTTTTTTCTTTTTTTTCTTTGAATCTTCTTTTTCGCAAGTAGCTGATTTGTTAGCTACCTTGATAACCTCTTCATTATAAATTATATCTTGTAATTCGCTAATAAATAATTTATACCTACGCCCTTGCTCTTCGGCGTGTGGATTTGGGGAATAACATCCTTTCTTTACTTCGCACTTTTGATAGTCAACGTCAAAATTATATATATCTTTCAAGCAAGGAGTTATGTATATATGAAAGTATTTTTCATTTGTTATATAGTTATCAAATAATGGGTTTTTATATGGAGGGTTTTGTCTAAAATAATTTAATATAAAGGCTATTTTTTCGCTATGATAACGGTTTGGCGATAGGTGTTTTTTAATTATTTCAATAATAATAGGTTTGTTCGTATCATCTTCAAAGTTCTTAAATAAATACCCGTTGATTTTTTCAAAGTCTGCCATTATAACTTATTTTTTAGTATCATAATAACAATGTCAATTTTTATCTAATTATACAACGAAAGAATTTAAATTATTATATCTTATTAGGAAACTTATAAATAATAAGAGGGATGGATTCTAAATTTTTTTACATATATTTGATGCTTGTAATTGTGGCGACATTTTCTTTCACTATAATAAGATGTGTATTTAAAAGACACGAGCTTGATATCTTTTTTTATCCTAATGAAGCTAATAACATTATAGCAAATAAGGTATATTTGGCTGTCCACATTTTTGTTAACTTCCTACTCGGGTTTCTTTTTGGGTTTGATGTTGTTGGTGGTATGGCTATAAAAATATTAGTATTTGAAGTATATCTTTATCTAACCGAGCATTGCGATGTTTTCATCCTTTCAAACGCTTCAAATCTTATAATTATCGTTTTAATATCATTAATAAGTTATATAGCCGGCAGCACAATAAACAAGGTATTCTCTAATAGATAAAAAAATTATAAAATAAATATAAAAATAAAATATAAATAAATATAAAATAAAATAAATATAAAATAAAATAAAATAAATATAAAATATAAATAAAAATATATAAATTACATACTTTACATACTTTACATATGGGATGGCATCGGCGGGGGACAGACATCTCAATTATTCCTTCAATTTTTCTTTAATGATTTCTCTGATATTTTTAGCACATCCTTTAAAATTGAGCACATCCCTAACAGGGCATTTGAATGCAAATTCATTAGCAGCCCGAAACTCATAATCATTCTTGGTGCTTTCTAACTGTATTTCAAAATATTTGAAGATGCATTTGTCGTGGGCGACATTGGTGCATACCTGTTTGGTGTTTGAAGAATTGTTATTGAACATCTTGATAACCCTATTATTTTTATTTTTAAAATTAGAACGACAGA